CTTTACGTATACGGTCAGAGTAAATCCGATGTTGTAAGGAACCGGAACGTATTGATAATTAAGATTGTTGTTGCTTATAGAAGTATTAGCGGCCGCTACGCGATTAACACTCGGTAGTTTTCTGTTCCCATCATACTGTATTCCGGAAATTTCAAATGATATGAATGGTAACTGAATAGCCGCCTGACGATCAATATTAGGATCTTGAGTAACGCGCACTATCATCTTATCTTTAGGCGCGTAAGTTACCGGAACTCTAATTACGTCTTTTAGGTTTCCTGTAGAATCTGACCTAGTGATACGAATATCGTTAAACAGCGTACCAAATAATATAACGTATTTTCTGATTATAGAGAAATAATAAGGCTTATTGAACACTAAACTCTTTCCTCAGAAAACGGGTTGATTGCTGTGAAATCAATGAAATCATTTGAACCAATATCAAAATTTGTAGTACCATCTTGAATAACGTCGTTCGTAGCGCCCCTAGCCGTGCCTTCAAAATCATACTTTTCAACGACCAAATAATCACCTTCTTCTGTTGTGAGATAATTACCTTGCTCATCCATGATAGACCAGTCGAGAATATCTGTCGAGAAACCCCTTTGAATTATATCTATCTCGGCTATGCCAGTATTGAATTTCTCATCTGAATACTCGAACAACTCGCACGTTATTTCCCAAGTCTGTAACGCGCCAAACTGATAAAACATTTCAAACTTGTTAGTATACTTTATTTGAAAACACTTCTTATTGAGCGGAAAGTATACTATATCACCTTCATTTGGTCTTGGTTGCCCGGTGTAATTACCAACAGTATTAGTGAATACTTTTTGTGCTACAGTAAAAATTACTTGGTCTCTAATCTCTAGACCAAATTTAGACATGAAATTGCCGTCACCAGTGAAGCCGTTGACTGACTTAATATACATCTCAATCGTATAAGGGGTGTTATATTCAGAAAGACTATCTTCACCTAATAGCTTGTCATAATTTGTTATAACGCGCGGAATGTATATCATGTTCTGTCCGTACATACGGATAGATTCAATGATTAGATCTTCATATAAACCTTGTTCATTACTAGCAGAAAAATTATTAAAATAACTATTAATTGTCATTTTTCTTAGTGGCTACTAGAGCCATTCTACCTATTTTTTTATCTTCGGGTGTTTTAGGATTCGGAGCGACGTGTGTTTTATCACCGCTCTTTATTTCTGTCTTAGTACCATCGGGATGCTCACCGTGAATATGAATATCTGGGTAACTCTTTAAACGATCCCACACTTTAACAGCACCTTTAGAGTGACTCGTACCTACGAGTGTTCTATTGTGTTTTGTAATGAGCGCGTGATATACTTGATGCATCTTAACTGGTGAATCTTTTCTAGCGTGCGCTGTTAAGAATTTTAGTTTTACACCACCTTTATTATCTTTAGTAGCTTCTGAAGATGTTAGTACGTGATGGATCTTTTTATCGTGCGGGTTCCAAGTGAAATGCGTCATACCACCGCCAGGATTATGAGAAGCATACAAGTGCATACCTCCAACTTCACCTAGCTTCTCTGAATCACGACGAAATTTTGATGGATCATCGTGTGTTTCAGAGCCTGAAACTTCAGGAGATCTAACGTCTGGCTTGTCAGTAACGTAAGCTTCGGTGTTGAATTCTTTAAATCTTAGCATGTGTTATTCCTATTACTTCATCTATTTATTTGAATAAGCTTAGCTGTTTATCTTTAAATGTTTTTTCATACTTATCCATCTTATTCAAGTAGCCCCTATTTCTCAATTCTTTGAATACTAAATTTTCGATCGAAAATTCACCGCCTTTTTCTATGCCAGACGATCTCATATTTTTAAGTTTGTTTTTAAGCTTGTCGAAAACATCGATACCCATTTTAGATGATATCATATGATCGATCATTTTAATGTAATATGATACTTTATTCTTTAAGTGCTGATCTTTATTAAAATTGTAGTTGCCGTGTTTTGGTTCTTGCAACCACTCGTTTTTAAGTAAAGAATAAGTACCCTGTCCAACTGGAAACTTTTCGGTTTGATCTTGCGCGTAAGGTTCAATCGAATAACCGTACACTTTTACATCGTGTGTTAGAGTCCATAACATTTTTTTACTTTGTAGATAGTCATCTACTACAGAACGATTGGCGCCAAGTTTATTTCTGTCTACAACAATATGCACGTCTATATCAGACTTGCTAGTATAATTATAGTTACTATTGCCGCCGGTCATGATAATATCTTTAATAAGATTCTTTTTAATATTAGCAAATTCAGCCCATGTATAAGCAAAATTAACTAGTGTTTTTCTTACTTCCGGTTTAAGTTTATTACCCATCCACAGCTTTGGATTGAGTTTGTTGTGATATTGCAAACTTATTTTTAAATTTTCTTCTAACTGAGATACCATCATAACACGATTTATCCTATCATGTCTGTGACAGGAAGCGAATAAGAATTGATCATTTCATTTTCTAGTGTTAATCTTTCAGTAGTAGCATCGTTGTATATTTTTTCACCGTTGAATTGAATACCACCCGGCAATTGCATACCAATAAACTTTGTAAGATTTGAACCCCATTGCTGCTTAATTAAGCAAGTAGCAAATCTTTGTAACCAACGATCAGCCCAAACTTTTGTATATGTTTCTGGATCAACTACTTCGTATGCTTCCGCGATGATATAATCACCCCCATTAATAATATTCCAGTCCATATCAACGTATAAACGATTCTTATAACGATTGTATCTCAGTGGTTGCTGACCGACCAACATCGTTTCTAGAAATTGAACGTGTGTCAACGCCATATAATAGGGTACCATTGATACAGACGTTAACGTATATAAATCATTTAATGCTATCTGATATCGAATATTAAAAAGATTGTTTGTATTTAAAGCTTGACCGATAGGAAATAAATTTACTACACCAATAACATTTTCTGGCATAGGAACGTAGCGATCAAGCTTTGTTTGTGCAGTTACTTGATACTTGTAATAAATTTTTTCAGCACCATCAAAGTGATAATCCATGAAATAACGCAAAGCTTCATCGATACGATCTTCTACTTGATCATCATCAACGTTAATTTCAATTACAGGTTTACCCAAAGCTCTTAAACAATATTGCTTAAAAGTCTCTCTTGATGTAGGAACTGCCATAGTATTTCCTCATATTTTTGATGTATTTATATCAAAATGATTTATCTATAACAGTGTTCCATCTTCCTATTGTGTTAGTTCTCCACACTTTAACGTTTTCATACCATTCACAGTAATCACCACTAACGGTTGAATTCCAAACAAAATAATCGTCCGGTCTAGTATATACATAAACTGATTTACCCATTGATCCAGCCGCATGCGATACACTTGAACAAGAAGTATACAATCTATCACTGAGGTAAAGTATAGCTAAAGTATCTTCCCAACAATTAATATCTTTTCTTATATCAATCACATTTTTAGGATTATAGTCTGTTTCTAAACAAATATTAACAGTCGGTTTATTAATTTTTGTTAACAAATAATCTATAGGAATATCTCTAAAATGATTTTGTGAGTAGTTTTTACTACCCGTCCAGTTAATGACGTAAAATGATTCTGGAAGTTTATTTCTCCACTTATCAACATATGATTCATTTGGTGAAATATATGATGCAGATTGAATACTATTGATGTTCAATAATACTGGCAGATCCATAGTTGGGATCCACAAATCATAATTATTTTTATTATCGTGTTTCTTTAAACCACTGAAGTTTCTAGTAAAAACATCAATTAAAGTATTATCTGTTAAATAGCATACAGACACTGCATCTGATAATACTTTTGGTATCCATCTCGAAAATATTATTTCATCACCCAAACCGCACTCGCCGATTAAACACACGTGTTTGTCACGTATATTCTCACCGCTCCATCTTGGACAATCGGGTAAATTATTCCATTTTTTCTCACCTATCCAAAGAACATCACCAAGTAATTTTGCTTCGCGTAATAAACGAAACCCATGCGAATAGTGTTTATGCCTAAACATGTGCATTGATAGATCATGATATTTTTCGAAAGATACACGCTGTTTAGAAGCAATAACACCCATTGCTTCATCTAATAAACCAGCTTGAGCATAATAATCGGATAACTGACGAATGTCTTCGATTGTTTGACTGCCTGATAGAACCATGTATTGTTTAAAATTATCGAGTGCTTGTAAAGGTTCAAAGAGTCTGCTATAACACGCGGCGTTATTTTTAAAAATACATGGTTCTTTGTTTTGCAATATTGATTCTGTAATCTTATTCTGTTCTAAAGCTCTTATGAAATCTTGGTTGTTAAAATACTTAGCAGCTAAAGTATCACTCTCGTGATAACTTATCATTTAATATTAGCTCTTCCTGGTTTATATACTTGAATCAAAAGTATTACTGACTGCGCAACGTTTGATTGAGTATTAAGAACAAAATACAATTGATCTTCAGTCATTTCTCTATTACGTACTTTTTCTTCCCATAAAGGTACCCATTCATGTTTCATATCTAATACTTCAATATCGATATTATGAATAAGCGCTAATGGTGTTTCTGCTTTATTTTCTTTTTTAAATTCCATCGCTCTTTTTTGATCAAAAAGCCTAAAAGTAGTATGTGTTAATCTTCTAACATGAGTAGGATCATCATACGCTATATCACACCTATGATGTGGAAATTGAACTTCCCACGCCGCACCATCGGCTGATACTCTATACATTTCTTTTAATACATTAATAAAATCTGCAGGAGTATTTCCAAGATGTTCTAAAATATCTTTAGCCACTATATGATCTACAGAATTATCTTCAAACGGCCATGGAAAATTCATTAAATCTAATTTTAAATCTGGTTCAGTTATATCTTCATTATCAATATTAATGAAATTGTCCAATTTGGATCCACCGCAACCAAGATTTAACTTAAGTTTCTTGTCAGTTGTTACTGTTGGCATGTCTACAATTTTTAAATTAAATTTTTTTTCTAAATCAGAATATAGTTCAATAAAAGTATCCTCCCACTCTTTTGCTTTCTTTTGCCTGTATAGTTTAACTGTAGAATAGTAAGGAGAAGTATTAGAGTTCGGTGCACCCCAGGCCCATGTATGATACGGTAATATAGGAACTATTACCCATGTTGGCTTACCAATAGCTGCAGCCGCATGCGCTATAGAAGTACAACTAGTAATTACTAAATCCATTTTGCTAAGAGCTGCTAGTGTATCTTCCCAAGATATTAAAAAGTGTTGTAGATCAATTATATCATTTGGAAGATCTATTGTATTATTATCTTTTTGAAATGAATATAGTTGTAGTTCTGGATAGTTATTTAGATTAGTAAGAAATTTTGGTGGGAATAAGCGAAATTGCTGGTGTTCAAATTTTGGATTACCAGCCCATCTAATTCCAATGTTTATCTTATCTTTCTTTATTATAGTATCCCAAATTTCTGAACTAGTACTATTAATAGATAAGTAGTTTCCCTTATCAATAGTTTCAAAAGTATTACCTAATACCCATCCAGCCGAGAATGCAGGAATCCAATAATCGTGCGCTACGGTGTGTGCTTGATCGCGCTGTATAACATCATCTACACCGTCTATTCTTTTAAAAATAGAAACAAGTTCGGGAGACGATGCTACGTATACTTTTACGAAACCTTTGTCTTTAAATTGCTTAGCATATCTAACATGAATAATTTCATCACCTAACCCACCTTCAAGAGATAAAATAATTGTTTTACCTTCTGCGGAATGATTTTCTGGATTCCATATGGGTGCTGCGGTTTTAAGATATCCATTTCCATATACATTAATAAAACGACCATTCTCGAGAAGTTGTGAACCTTCTTGATACTTACCTTGCTGCAGCATGAACCAACCGCGATTAAACGAGTGTCTAACCCATAATTCGGGATGTGGTTGATTGTTATTGTCAAGTATTTTTTCTTGGCCTAAAGACTCTAACTCTTCACAAATTTGATACGCTTCATCAAATTCACCCTTGAGCATGAGTGATAGCTCTTTATCAATTGGATGCATAAAAACTCCATAATATATTGTACTTCAAGTATATTTATTATAACGTTATAGCCAAACCAAAAGACAGACCAGCAGATACTGTTGACCAAGAAGCTGTCGCTGGCCCTGATACTAGGACAGGAGATGACTTTGATACTAAACTATTGTCACCCAACTGTCCTGAAGTACCTGAACCCCATGCGTATAAAACATTTGTTGAAGTTATAGCAAATGAATGTGTAAAACCAGCAGATATAGATGACCAAGAAGTAGTAGTTGGCCCGGATACTAGAACAGGTGAAGATTTATCTGTACTAGTTAGATCACCCAGTGATCTAACGCCATTATAACCCCAGGCGTATAATCTTCCCAAAGTTGTAATAGCTAATGAAAATTCATTACCAGCAGATACAGATGACCAAGAAGTAGTAGTTGGCCCGGATACTAGAACAGGAGATGATTTTTTCGTAACAGTATTATCACCTAATTGTCCTACAGAATTACCACCCCATGCGTATAGTATTCCTAAGGATGTAATAGCTAATGAATGAGAAATACCCGCAGATACTGTTGACCAAGAAGTAGAAGCTGGTCCTGATACTAGGACGGGTGATGATTTTCCAAGGGAGCTATTATCACCCAATTCTCCATTAGATCCTGCACCCCATGCGTATAATCTTCCTAAAGTTGTAATAGCTAATGAATGAGAAATACCCGCAGATAC